AGGCAGCATCGGGTCGGCTGACACCTATTCGGCGTTCTACGTGCCCTGGGTCGTCACTCCTGATCCTGCGCTGCCGGGAGGCACCATCACAGTCCCGCCGTCCGGCTCGGTGGTGGGCATGATCGCCCGTATCGACGTCACCATCGGGCCGTGGCGTGCCCCCGCAGGCATCCCCGCTGTGTTGTCAACAGCGGTGCAGGCTGAGGTGCGGTTCTCCGACACCGACCAGGGCCAGTTGAACGCCACCAACATCAACATCATCCGGGTGGTGCCGGGATCGGGCATCTGCGTCATGGGCGCCCGCACCCGCAAGCTCTACGGTCCCGATCGCTACGTGTCAGCCCGCCGCATGCTGATCTACATCGAGGAAAGCCTGAAGACCAACACTCAGTGGGCCGTCTTCGAGAACAACGACCAGCGGTTGTGGTCGAGTCTGCGTATCACCGCCGAGAACCTGCTGCGGCCGTTGTGGGAGCGCGGGGGCCTGGCAGGCAACGCCGCTGCTGACGCCTTCTATGTGGTCTGTGACGCCAGCATCAATACCCCACAGGTGGTCGGGTCGGGCGAAGTCCGCATGGAGGTCGGCGTGGCTGTTCAGTATCCGGCCGAGTTCATCGTCATCCGTATCAGCCAGTTCGACAGCGGTTCAGCGGCGCTCGAACTGACGCCCACCGCCTAGTAGGAGACGCTATGCCTTTTGCTGTCACAACTCGTACGGACCCGATGCGGAACTTCAAGTTCCAGGTCCAGTTCACGTACCCGGCCCTCCAGCAGGACCTGGCCAACATGGGGTTCACCAACGTGGCCGGGATCAACATGACCACCGAGGTCATCCCCTACCGCGAAGGTGGCTGGAACACCAACGCCCACAAGCTCCCTGGTCAGACCGACTTTTCTCCATTGACATTGACACAGGGTGTTATGTACACAGACCCCGGCATGTGGAAGCTGGCGAAGAACATGTTCGCCGTGCAGTGGGGGTCGGGCACGCTGCCCGTGGGCGCTCAGTTCCGCTTCTCGGTGGTCATCCGGGTGCTCGATCATCCTGTCACCCTCGGTCCGGCCTCGGGGGCGCCGGGAGCGCCCCAGAACCCACCGGACGGGGCACGGCTGGCCTTCAGCTTCCGGGATGCCTGGGTCGGCTCGGTCGCCTACAACGACCTCGACGCCTCAGCCAACCAGGTGCTCATCAGCCAGATGACGATGCACCATGAGGGCTTCGACGTGCTCTACAACCAGGACGCGGTGACGGCTTAGTTATGTCATCACTGTCGTCGGACGCACTCGCAGGACGTAGCCCCGAGCAGATCGAGGCCACTCTGAGCCAGGTCAAGGACTTGGTGACGGGGGACCAGCCCCTCATGACTGATCCTCCTGACGCCCACGTGATCCTGTTCCGGGGCTTGTATCTCCAGGGCAACTGGCATCAGGAGGCCATGGTCAAGGAATTGACGGGGGCCGACGAAGAGGCCATCGCTCGCATGCAGGGCGGCACCCAGACCAGCCCCGGTCAGTTCCTCAACGGCATGCTGGCCTTCGGGGTGGCTTCGCTGGCCAGCTTTGACCTGCCCGCCATGACGCTCCAGGAACGCTTCGCGCTGCTGGACCAGTTGCTGGTGGGCGAGAAGGAGCTTCTGTTCCTCAACATCCTGCGGGTGACGTACGGCGACCAGCGCTCCGTCTCGGTGCGGTGCATGGAGTGTGCCGCTATCAACGAGGTGAGCTTCCTGATCTCCACGGACATCCCCATCCGTTCGATGGACGATCCGTTCCGGACCACGTACGAGTACACGTGCCGGAACGGGTCCCACATCGAGTACCGGCTGGTGACCGGGGCCGATCAGGCCGAGGTGGCCAAGAAGACCAACGCATCGATTCCGGAGCAGAACACGATCATCTTCTCCCGGTGCATCACCACGCTGAACGGGAAGCCGATCGTGGACCCGCTCCACTTCGCCCGGGGCATGAGCGCCTTCGACCGGCGCCTGCTGCTGGCGGCGATGAACGAGTCCCAGCCGGGACCCTACTTCGAGGAGGTGAAGCTGCCCTGCGCGACGTGCGGTGCTGAGTCAACATTCACGCCGCAATGGGCCGACCTTCTACCGTCCTAACGTCGCTCTGCTCTACGTCGAGTACGAAGCCGTATCTGCCCTACACACAGGGTGGACGCTGACCGAGATCAAGCAGTTGTCACATCGAGAGCGCCAGTACTGGCTCGACACTCACATGTGGCGTAAAGAAAGGAGCAGTCTCTAGTGGCCGGTGAACCACCGCTCGGCGGAAGTCTTCATGGAGGACAATGGGGCGGTGGCCCTGGCGGTGGCCGCGTCAACCCCACCAGCGCCACGGCTTCAGCGGGTCTGAAGATCGACGTACCCGGCCTCAAGGACTTCCAGTCCCAGATGGACAACCTGCTCAAGAAGATCGAGGCCATGCGCAAGGCCTTCGACACCTTGTCGCGGGGACCGCAGTCGTTCGCCAAGCAGGTGAAGGACCTCAACGATCAACTGGAGCGGCTGAACAAGAACCTGGGCGGCGCCGTTGGCACCCAGGTGCAGGAGGGTGGCCTCACCAAGCTGTCCAAGATGCTCATGGGCGCCGGGACCGGGGCGGGTACCGGAGGCCCAGGCGGGGTCGTTGGTGCCCTCACCAGTGGAGCCGGAATGGGCGGGAGCCAGGCGACCCTGGTCATGGCCATCGGCAGTGCCGTGCAGAAGGGTATGTCCGCCGTCTTCAACCGTGTGAACTCTGGCGCTGACACAACAGCGGCCACCGACGTGTACTTCTCCCGCATGGCCGCTTCTATGGGGACCACCGGTCAGGGTGTCTTCGGCCAGTTCAACCGTCAGGGCCTGCCGCTCCAGGGCACCATCACCGACCAGGCTCAGGCGTTGTACAACTTCTCGCAATCGGGGTTCCAGGTCGGTGGACCTGGCCTGGCCGGTCAGCGTGGTGGTGCGGCTATCACATCAGCCCAGACCCTTCAGGCGCTGGCACCGGGCATGTCAGCCCAACAAGCGGGCGGCATGCTGACGAACTACACATCCAACGTGGCGGGCTTCAAGGCTGGTCAGGCTGCACTTGGTCAAGCTGCCATTCCCTATACAGCGGGTGGGCAACTCAAGTCGATCAACATGATCTTCGATGATGTGTTGAAGGTGCTCCAGACCAAGCGCACCGGAGCCAAGTATGGCCAGCCCTACACCAAGGAAGAGTTGATCCTGGCCCGCACGCCGGGATCGAACGTCTCGTCGTGGCTGTCCCAGACGGGCTGGGACGACCAGATGATATCGGCCTTCTTTGACTACTCCATCGCCAAGACGGCTTACGGCGGCTCTGATCAGTTCACCGGTACCGAGAAGCAGATGGAGCGGGTGCGGGGCCAGAGTGTGGCTCGTGAGTACCAGGAGACGCAGACCGCCCAGGCTCAGGTTGACACGCAGTACGGCGCCCAGCACTACAAGGACATCATCTCTCAGCAGGATGCCAACCAGAAACTTATCGACGCCATGGGCAGCCTGGAAGACGCATTGCGGGGCGCCTTCGGTGTGGCCGCGAAACTGCCCAAGGGAGCGCAGAAGCCGGTTACAGGAGCGGTCAAGGGCGCCGCTATGGGACTGACAGCGGGGGCCATCCTCGGCCCCGAAACGTTCGGCCTCGGAACCCTTGCCTTTGGTGCTGGTGGCGCCCTTCTCGGCGGTATGGGTCTGCTAGGTGATGTAGGCGACATCGGGGACCCCGGCGTCGGCTCTATGGGCATGCTCAACCCGAGTCTCAGCCCGAGGGTCAAGGCCATGATGCGGGCCAATCCGGCGCTGTCGGTCACCAGTGGTTACAGAACAGCGGGCGAGCAGAAGCGGCTGTGGGACGCTGGGGGGCGCAACATCGCTCGCCCTGGTAGCTCACGTCACGGACGGGGTCAGGCGGCTGACATCGGCCCGGCGTCTCAGTATCCCTGGATCATGGCCAACGCCAAGCGTTTCGGCCTTGACCACGGGGCCAAGTACGGCGAGCCGTGGCACGTCCAGGTGGCCGGGTCCATGATCGGTGACCCGATGACGAGTGCTGATGCTGCGGACCAGTGGCGTCAGAGTGCTTTCGCCACCGGACGGGCGTTAGCTCTCGCCAACCTCTACGCGGGGGCTAGCAAGAAGGCCGGTACGACACCCGCAGGAGCAGGCGGAGCGACCCCTGCGGCCACGACAGGAGCTTCAGTGCCGAGTACGGGGACCACAAAGGGCGCCGTGAGCGTGGATACTGTGGTGCAGGCCCTCTACTCGGCGGGGTTCCGGGGCCAGGACCTCATCGACATGGCAGCCATTCCCAGTCGGGAATCCCCCGGCTACATCACTGACGCGCACAACCCTAACGCCAAGACCGGGGATGACAGCTACGGCCTCTGGCAGATCAATCTGTACAAGGGAGGCTGGACACCCACCTTGCAGACAGTCACCGGCTCGACCGATCCGTCGCAGTTGTACGACCCCAACGTTTCCGCCAAGGTCGCTTTCGCCATGTACCAGGCGAGCGGCAACAAGCTCACGCCGTGGGGCGGGTACAAGGGTATGAGCAACACCTACAACGTGAGCCAGCAAGCCATCGATGATGCTCAAGCGGCGGCGGCCAAGCTCTACCCCGCTGGCTACGGCGATGTGGGCGGGTTCACCGGTGGGGGTGGCGGTGGATCCACTTCGGTGTCGTCCAACCCGATGGTGTTCAACAACAATTTCTCTGTCAATGTCAGTGGAAACCGAAGCCTGGACGTTGACAGCTTCGTGAACCAGATCGCTAGCAAGCTGGAGGCTCAGATGCGCCGGAAGACTGCACTGGTGAGTCGCTGATGTCGGTCGTAGATCCTGGTCGTCAGCCCACCTACAACGTCGGCGGGCAGGCCCCGTATGGATGGATCGGCTCCCCTGCCTACGACCCCGCTGATGTGCCCAAGATCGAGGATCGCCCCGACCTGATCTCTTTGTACGAGCGCCTGGACTGGGGCGATGTCAGCGACTTCCCGGACACCCCCAACAAGCTTTCCTACCGCAACCCACCCTTCATGGGTGTTGGCTCAACATCCACGGCGCTCAATCCCATGGAGGACGTGCGCTCGACCGGTATGACGGCGCCGGGACCGCCCCATCGCATCTTGCGCGGCTACATTCGGCCTACCCGGTTGGTGGCGTGGAGCACCACGGCGCCCATGACCGACGCCGACAAGGCCAGCCATGCTCGGCTGTACTTCATGTACAACCCGGCCTCCCTCAACCGGGACTACATGAAATACGAATCGTCACTCAACCTAACGGCCCCGGCCAGCGACCCCACCCAGACCAGCCCTTTCTCCCAGGTCACGGCGCAATTCAGTCTGATCTTCGATCGCCAGGAAGAGGTGGCGATCCTCCCTGACCATCCGGGGGTGCTCATCGACCTGGCTGTCTTCGATCTGCTGATCCATCCCCAGAACGACAACCCCACTCCTGATAACACAACAGTGGGTACCGCCGCCATGCGGGCGCCCAAGGAGATCGGGGACGTGAGCCTGGTGGTGGACACGGGCAAGTCGCTGGTCGTGGTCTTCTCGCCCTACATCACCTTCACCGGCACCATCATGGAGGCCTCGGCCCAGTTCCAGAAGTTCTCGCACCGGATGACGCCCACCCGCATGGAGATCGTCATCACAATGAAGATCCTCTCGGCCGGGCAGGAGCCGAGCATTGACTACGCCAACACGGCTGCGGTTGTCGGTGCTCAGAACGCCCAGGCGGCCCTGACGGCGTCGGCCCCCGCGGTACGGGCCAATCAACAGGCGGCGGATGCCGCCAACGACGCCGGGCGGGCTAACGCCCTGTCGTGGGCTTCACAGTGGCTGCCCGGCCATGCCACCAAGAATGGCGTTCCTTACGACAGCGGGCCAGCCCGGTGCGACAACGTGGCTCAGGATTCCCTCACCGATCAGCAGCCGCCCCACGTGCCCAACGCCATGGACTGTTCGTCTTTCGTCTCACGTTCTCTCAACATGGCGGGCTGGTGTCAGGCACTGTTCATCACGCCCTGCTCGTTGTCGAACGACTACTACGCCGTGGCGGTACAGCATCCCGAGGTATGGCTCTCCTACAACTTCGGGGGTAAGACCAGTCACGTCGATGCCACTCTTGGCAACAACCCCACCGTCCGCCCTGTCGATCTCAGCAAGTTCGTCGTCCTGGCCCGGCCCGGCGCGATCCTGGTGAAGTCCGGCACCGGCTCAAACGGGCATGTGGCCTTCATCAACTCGGACCTGGGCACCCCGAGCGACAAGAGCTACAACCACAGGTACGAGTTGCTGGAATCCACTGGCCCCAAAGGGATTCCTCCCAGTACTCCTCAGATGGACCTGAAGACGATTATGCAGAACTACGACTGGATCTTGGTGCCCGAGCCGAACACCTACGCCGGAAAGCCGCAGGTCACAGGATGACCGTCCAGCCCGCTTCTCGTTACGCCGCTGGCGAGGTCCTCTGGGTTAACACAACAAAGCAGGGCAACAAGCAGACGGTGTACCTCAACACGATGGTGACCATCACGTATCCCTACGTCGTGCAGTTGCTCCGAGAAGCGGACAGCATGCAGGAGTTCGCTTACTACAACTACGGCGACTCGAACCGGTGGTGGGTCCTGGCCGACGCCAACCCGCAGATCTTCTATCCCCTCGACATCATCCCCGGCCAGCAGATGCGAGTGCCCCAATGAGCACGATTGGCTCCGACTACCGGGTCAACCGGAAGACCAAGGCTATTAGCCGCGTCCTCTCGGAGGGCACGGCCCTGGCGCTCACTGTCATCGAGGCCGATGTGGACCTGGTGGAGGACCAGCACCAGGCGGCATTGTTGACGGTAACAAGCAGCGACTCGTCGATGGACTTCGCCAGCCTGCCCGGCAAACGCGTCGAGTTCGACTATGGCTTCCTGGGTGACAGCGCCAAGTTCCAGGGCTACTTCTACTCGGTGACGCCCCAGCAGAAGGTACAGGATCAGAGAGTGATCGACACCCAACTCATCCAGTGCCTGGGGCCGTCGATGGTGTTCAAGGCGAATATCCCCCGTTTCTTCAGTGACATGACCTGTACACAGGCCCTGCAGCGGATCGTCAATGAGTCCCAGCTTGGGTTCAACGACGAGTATCGCAACGACTACATGATCTGGCGCTCGCTGGCCCAGACCGATGAGTCTGACTGGCAGATGATCATCTACCTGGCTGATCGGCTGGGCTGCTCTGTGGTCATGTCACGGGGGGTCGTACGGCTCATCGACTACAAGACGGTCATGAGCCGAGAGATGCCCACGCGGTCATACCGGCGTGCCGAGAACATGCCCAGCTTCGCCACGCCCATCGGTGCTCAGGCCAATCGCATTCTGGAGTTCACGCCCTCCAACGCCACGGCAACCGATCCGTTCTACACCCCCACGAGTATGGCCTATCTGGCTGGGCAGCAGGCGGTGGCCGTCCCTCAGGACCCGACCCCCGGACAGCGGTTCATTCCCCAGTTCAGGACGGATCTCCCGGCTCGGTCGGCTGACGAGGCCGAGCAGATCCAGAACGGCTACTACATCCCCGACTGGGTGCAGGAGGCCGATGTGACGCTCCTGGGGGACGCCGTCCTGGAGCCGGGTGTCAACATCTCCATCGCCAACCGGGCCTCCCGTGGCAACGTGAAGCGCCCTCAGTACGACGGCATGTGGTACGTGCGCGAGGTGCACCACGAGGTGACCAACCAACGGTTCCTGACCAAGCTCCACGTGGCCCGGACCGGTGACCGGGCCTACAACGTGCGCCAGCCGATCCCCTTCTGGATCGGGGACAAACGAGGGGTGCCCAGCATGCGCCCCTCGGGTGACGGCCAGTGGCTCTCGTCGTGGCGAGGTGTCCCATGAAGGGCCTCAAGGTCCCCTTCTCCCTCGATCTCAACGGTCAGGTGGCCACCGTCACGGCCTACCCCGACATCGTGCGCAACCAGGTGATCGATGTGCTCATGACCAACTGGAACGAGCGCATGATGCGCCCCCGGTACGGGGCCGACATGCAGGGCAGCCTCTTCGACGGTGCCGACGACATCGTGCAGTCCGATCTCATCCGGGAACTGGGGTCGGCGCTGGCTCAGTTCGCTCCTCGCGCCACCATCAACAAGATGGCCTTCGAGCTTGACCGGACCCGGCCCGGTCTGATCTGGCTCAACGTGAGCTACTCAGCGGGGGCCTTTGCCGAGGCCAACACGCTGCGGCTGCCGTCCAACTGGTTCATCTCGGAGGAGACGGAGATATGACAACACCCACCTCCCCCTTGGAGATGGACTATACGAACCGGGACTTCCAGACCATCCGTGCCTTCCTCGTGGCCACGGCTCAGGGCTTCATGCCCGAGTGGGCCACGGTGGGGGAGCCGGGGGACTTCGGCACTCTGTTGTTAGAACTGTACGCTTACGTCGGCGACATCTTGAACTACTATATTGACAGGTGCGCGGCTGAGCCGTTTCTGGCCACGGCGATGCGTCGGCAGAGCATACTCGGCATAGCCGACTTGCTGGGTTATGTTCCCATAGCCCAGTCAGCATCGGCCGGTACGGTGACGTTCACCATCACCGACAGCAACCTGTACACCGTCGATCCACCGCTGGTCATCCCCAGTGGCACGGTGGTGCAGACGCTGGGCGACAACACCAACCAGGTGGTGTACTTCGAGACGGTGGGCACACTGGTGCTGGGGGGCACCGGCACTACCTACCCGCGCTTCGGTGACATCGGCGT